CGAGAGCAAGGCTCTCGACGTTGACGGCGATTTCTTCGTTTTGCTGACAGAGACCGAATCGGGCTTCCCCCGCCTGCAATGGATTGAGGCGCATCGCATTGGTCAGACATTATACACCAACGAGGACAGCGTTGAGAAGGGCACCTACAAAGGACTCAAGATCAAGAACGGCATTATCTACAACGAGTTCGGCGCAGAAGTTGCCTATCGCGTCCTGACCAATAACGGCGAAGACTTCCGCGACGTATCCGCTCGCGATATGATCCACGTAACTGACCCTGATTGGTTCAGCCAGGGGCGCGGAATCCCTGCAATCGCCTCGGGAATGCTTGACTGGTATGACCTCGCAGAAGTTCGCGACTACGAGAAAATTGGGCAGAAGGTCAACGCTGCCCTGACCCTCAAAGAGACCAACGAAACAGGCAAAGCCGACACCGCCTCAAGGATTATCAACGGCACTCGCGGAGCTTCAGCCGCCCCGTTCCAGTCTGAGCTTATGGCAGGCGGGACTATCCGATATCTCAAAAACAGCGGCAAGCTCGAAGCGCACGAAAGTAACCGACCTTCCGACGGCTTCCTGAAATTCAGTGACAAAATCGAAGCTAGCGCATTCCTCGGGATGGAGTGGCGACGCGAGATGCTTGACTCTTCCAGTGTCGGCGGCGCAGGCGTCCGGGCATTCCAGCGCGATATCAACGACAGCATAAATGATCGCGTCGAGATACTCGCTCGCTTCCGTAAACGGATGGCAATCTACGTTATCGCCAAGCGCGCCAAGCAAGGCATCTATACGCTGCCCGTTGACTGGTATAAGTGCGGATTTACTAAGCCGAGAGAGTTCACAGTAGACGATGGCAACAGCCGCAAGGCCGACCGCGAAGACCTCCGCGCAGGCGTGGCCAGTGAAGTCGAGATCCTGCAAAAGCGCGGACATGACCCCATCGAATTTATCCGCAAGCGCGCGGAGTTTTTGGAACAGCGCAAACTAATTGCGAAAGATCACGGCCTTGAAGATTCCGAACTTGGAACTGTCTCAATGCCAGGCGATGACCTTAGTTTAACCGACGAAAATAAACCCCCTACTTGACACTAAACCCCAATATAACATGAGCACTAAAAACAAATGGTTCGCAATGAGCCAAAAAACCGACGCGGAAGGCGTGAAGTCTTCCGAGGCTGAAATTTCAATCTACGATAATATCGGCGGATGGGGCATTACGGCAAACGAATTTCTAGCAGAGTTAAAAGGGATCGGCGACGTTGATAAGATCAATCTGCGCATCGTCTCTGGCGGCGGATCAATCGTCGATGGCAACACTATCTTTAACGCTCTCAAACGTCACAAGGCAAGTATCACTGTTCACATTGACAGCCTCGCCGCTTCGATGGCCTCTGTAATTGCGATGGCAGGCGACAAGATCCACATGGCGGAAAATGCTTTGCTTATGATTCACAACCCGTGGACTATGAGCATAGGCGGCGCAGATCAGCTTCGTAAAGATGCTGATCTGCTCGACAAAATGTCTAAGAACATTCGCGGGAGCTATGCGCGATCAAACCTTGATACCGACGCACTTATCGCGGCGATGGACGCGGAGACTTATTACACCGCATCCGAAGCTTTGGAAGCTGGCTTCATCGACGAAATTGAAGGCGCAAACCTTGCAGCTGCATCAATTGGCGACATGGAAACATTGAAGAACTTCGCATCCATCCCACAAGGGAAGATCGACGAAATCAAGATCACCTGCCAAGCCAAGCAAATCGAAGCACTCGACGCCAAAGCAATCGAGCTTGCTAACGATTTAAACATCGAGCGCGAAGCCGTTGCAACCGAAAAAGCTATCAACGCTAAAGCCGCAATCGACCTGAAAGCACTTTGCGAAACGCACGTCACCGCCCTTGCCAAAGCCCATGAGGTCACTCAAAAAGCGATCTCTGCAAAGGCCGCTGAACTGATTGCCGAGTCCGGCACGCCAGCACTTAAAGGAGTCCTGGAAGATGACACCACGCCATCCGCAAATAAAATGACCCGCGAAGATGCAGATATTGGATATAAAGCACTGGTCGCAAATCGCGACTTTCAAGGTGCTCAAGAATTTTTCGCAGAACATTATAATCTTCTAACTTAACTTCAACCTAACCCCAATACACACACACACTATGGCAAATACAATTGCAGGCGTTAATCTCGCCAAAGTTGCTAACGACACGCTACCAGCTCTGATTGATCTGTTTGCGCCACTTAGCGCACTCACTACCGACTTTTCCGCCGACATCTCGTCTAGCGGTGCGTCGATTACAACTCGCATCCCGACTAACGTCACTGCGGGCAACATGGCCACCGGCTACCAGACAAATTCTTCTGACGTTGCTATGGTCGCAAAGACCGTAACTCTCGATCAGTTCAAGGGATTCACCTATGGTTTTTCAGACTTGGAACGCAGTAAATCGGAACTCGATCTGAACAACCTCTTTGTTGAGCCCGCTCTTGAAGCAGTCGGGGAAGCAGTTTTCGGTTACATCTGGGATCTGGTTGTCAACGCAAACTTCGCATCGACTGAAGTCATCACATCAGCCAATTTTGATCGCGATAATCTCGCTGATTTTAACGCGCTGCTGACGCTTGCGAAAGCTGGCAAGGGCGGTCGCTCAGTGCTAATGAATCCGACATACTATGCGAGCCTCGTCAAAACGCTCAACAGTGCGGAGATTCCCGGCATCACAGCCGACAAAGCCGAGGCAAGGGTTCCCCGCGTTGCAAATTTTGATTGCTACGAGACCACCCTCGCAGACGCAAACGGTGAAAACCTCGCTGCATTCGCGCTGCATAAATCAGCTCTAATCATGGCAGCCCGCACAGTAGTCGCAGACGAAATGACCGCGAAAGCTGGCGTGGATGTGACAACCGTGATTATCCCAGGGCTTGGCCTTCCGGTGCAGTTTCGTAAATGGTATGCAGCCGACGGCGTATTGTATTTCAATGTCAATGTGCTCTTCGGCGCATCCGTTGGAATCGCAACCGCCGGACACCGCATCACCACTGCGTAAATCATTTGAGTGCCCTGCTCATGTAGGGCGCTCTTTTTAACCCCCTTAAATTTTACACTATGTTTAAACCATCCGCCACAATCCACCGCTCATCGAAAGGTGAGGTCAAGGTAATCGTATGTTCGGAAGATGCTGGTAAATGTCTCGACGCTTACCGCACCTGCACCGATCCCGGCACAGTTGTTTACATTCGAAAAGGCCACTTAGACAAATCCAAGAACGTTGAATCGAAAGCACAACTTGAGGCCAAAGCAAAGGCAGTCAAAGACGCGGCAAAAGCACGTTTGAAAGTCCAACTTGAAGAAGCATCGGCCAAAGCCGAGGCATCAGCCAAAGCAGCCGCCGAAGCAAAAGCAAATCTGGAAACATTGAGCCCGAAGAAGTCTCAAAAAGTAACAACCGTTTAACGCTACCCCGACACCCACGCGGTCACCCTGCGGCTCGTCCTTTTACGGGCGGGCCGCACTTATTTTCACACATGAGCTTTGAAAACGAAATTCAAGCAGGCTTTGCCGAAGCGGATCTTTTCGCCGGCGAATCGTTCACGCTCTCAAATCACTCAGGCGACTTCCGTGGCGTCTTCAGGGGCGATCAGTCACCAGTTTCATTTGACGAGATCCAAGGCTTTGACACGGCAACCACCAACGAAGTTAGCGTCAGTAAGTCAAAGTTCACTTCCAACGATCCGCCAATGGTAAACGAGACGCTAACCAATGGCGCGGATATTTACATAATTACCGAGGTGACCGCTGCCGACTCTGCATCATGGGATATCAAACTGACGAAGAGCAATGGCTAAGAAAAACTTCTCCGTAGATGACACGCTTTACAAAGCGCAGGCGAAGAAACTTGTCCGTGAATTGAAGCTGGATGAGCCGAAGTTCGTCCGCGAGCAGGCGGGAATATTTGCGCAACTACTTTGCAAGATCACTCCGCCATTCAAATCGTTCCCAAAGATGAGCGGACGCCCGACATATACGACAGGCGGCGCTCAATCGCAGGGAAAAAAAGCCGTCAGGGCTGGGTTCTTTAGCGCGGTGCAGCGAATGGGAAACTTGAGTAAATGGAAAAGCAAAAGC